ATCGGCACCGCAACGCCACCAAATCAGATTGCCGGCGTGATCCGTGCACAATTGGCGCTAGAAAGCGCAGTCGCGCAATCTCCTGAACCCGTCATCAACGCAACGCCGTTTCCTGGCGGGATTTCTGTTGATGTGGCCTACGTTGACGCTGACACGGGCCAGCAAGTCAGCCTTTCATTTGATGTGAACGAATAGATGCCTTCGATTCTCACAAAGAATTTCAAGACGCTGGTAAGCGATCAGGTTGCAGCGATCCAGGGCGCATGCAACGCCTTGCTCGACTTCTCCGTTGGGTCGGTGCTGCTTTCCTTCGTCCAAGCGAACGCTGCGGCGGTCGGGTTGTGGCTGCAAGGATTGGTGCTGCAGGCGATCACGCTTACCCGCGCGGCTACTTCGAACGGTTCCGATCTGGACTCGTGGATGGCTGATTTTGGCCTGACACGCATTCCGGCAATTCAGGCAAGCGGCGCTGTCACGTTCTCGCGCGTGACATCAACAATCGCGACGGTGATTCCGGTTGGAGCTTTGGTATCGAGCGCTGACGGAACGCAAACCTTTACGGTCATCGCCGATACAACCAACCCGAACTATTACGGCAACCTTGGCGGCTACTCGGTTGGTGTTGGCGTTTCGAGTATGTCGGTAACCGTGCAAGCGGTTAATGCCGGAACTCAGGGGAACGTCGCAGCCGGAGCTATTTCAGTCATCAAAACAGGTATTGCCGGAATCGATACCGTCACCAATTCATCGGCGTTCACCAATGGGCAGAATGCCGAGACCGACTCCGCATTGCGCATTCGCTTCGTAAATTTCATCAATCAACTTTCGAAGGGCACACCTTCCGCGATTGGATTCGCGATAACAAGCCTTCAACAGAATTTGCAATATTCAATCATCGAAAACAAGGATTACAGCGGCGCGACCGACAACGGAATGGTGACCGTGATTGTTGATGACGGTTCGGGCAACATTCCGGCCGGAACACTGGCGCTGGCTACGAACGCGGTAAACGGCGCGCGAGCTGCCGGCGTTCGCGTTGGAGTGTTTGGCGCGGTCGCTGTGCTTGCGAATGTCCAGATGACGATTACGACGGCGGCAGGCTTCAACCATCCTACTGTCGTCGGATTGGTGGCAACTGCGCTTACTGCATACATCAATTCTCTTGGCATGCTGCCAATCTCCGGCAATACGCTTCCATACACGAAACTTGAACAGATTGCTTACGAAGCGTCGCCTGGAGTTACCAACGTCACCAATATTTCGCTGAACGGCAGCACTGCCGATTTGGTCGCAACTCAATTGCAGACCATAAAGGCCGGCACAATCACTGTGAGCTAATTGATGGCGACGGGTGACGTTCAAGACATCATAAACCGGCTTCGGTCGGTCATGCCGCCATGGTTTCCTAGCAATGGTCCAGTTGTTACGGCGCTGCTCACCGGGCTCGCCACAAGCGGGTCATTCATCTATGGCTATATCCAGTTTATGCGGACGCAATCGCGCATTGCGACCGCTAGCGGCGGTTTTCTCGATCTAATCGCAAATGACTATTTCGGGACGAATTTCCTTCGTCGCGCGGCCGAGCCAGACTCGGTATATCGGGCGCGCATCCTCAAGGAACTGCTTCGGCCGCGCGTGACGTTGGCAGCGCTCACGCAAATGTTGATCGATTTGACTGGCCGCACCCCGAGCATAATCGAGCCAGGGACGCCGGGTAACATCGGAGCGCTCGATATCGGGACGCTCGCGCTCGATGAGGATGGTTGTTCTATAAATTCAGGTGTCAACAATCAGATTTTCATCACCGCGTTTCGTCCGATCGGTAACGGCGTTCCGCTTGTCTCCGGCGCCGATTCGTTTCCAAGCGGCCTTGATACCGGACAGCTATCACTTGTCGATTTGAGCCAGATCACCGGCAACCTGACCGACGCAGAAATCAGGGCGCAAATTTTGCGCACCGTAGCGGCCGGCATTGATGCCGAGATCACAATTTCGAGCTAGGCAATTGGGAAGATAGATATGGACCGTCAGACGTATTACAGCCAAGAGATTTTGCGGACTGCCGATTTGCTGCAAAGCCAGCAAAGCGCCATGGTTGGACTTGCCAAACTCTCAGAAATGCTGCTTGGCACCGGCACGCTTGTCGACGGCCTGGCATGCGTGCCGACCGCGCCGGCAACGCTTAATGTGCAGGTCAATCCAGGCCAGATTTATTCTGCGCAAAACCTTGAGGCGACTAATTGGTCAACACTTAGCGCCGACACGACTCACAGTATCGTCAAGCAAGGCGTGATGCTGAATTCTCAGCAGTTCGCCATAACACCGCCGACCAATGCTGGTTATTCGCAAGTCTTCCTCATCGAAGCGCAATACGCTGATTTTGATACAAACAGCGTTGTGCTTCCATACTTCAATTCTGCCAATCCGAGCGTGCCTCTTACCGGTCCTGGCGGCTCCGGCACGGCGCAGAACACCACGCGGCAGGGCATCGTTTCGCTACAGGTGAAAGCCGGCGTAGCGGCTACCACGGGAACGCAGGTTGCGCCGTCAGTCGACGCGGGATGGACTGGCCTTTGGCTGGTGACGGTCGCGCAAGGTCAATCAACAATTACGGCCGGAAACATCGTTCAATATCCTGGCGCTCCGTTCATCAAGAACGCGAGCAACGCAGGTTCGGCGAAACTTTCCGAAGTGCCGGCCGTTGTGCAGTCGGGAAGTTGGGTCGGATGCGTTGATACTTCTGTCACCGCAAACACCATCACTCTTGCGCTCAATCCGGCGCCATCATCTCTGACTGTGTGCCAGGAGATTCGCGCAAAGATCGCCAACACAGTGACCGGCGCAACTACAGCAACCATCAACGGACTAGGCCCGTTCCCGGTTGTGCATGCGGACTTGTCTGCATTGAATGCCAACGATTTGACCGCCGGCCAGATTGCAATTTTCTTGTTTGATGGAACAAATTTACAGTTGCCGCGCGCCACTGTTGACCCATCAACGGTGTTTTCTACCGGTGACACAAAATGGAGACCGCAGCTCGGCAGCTTGACCGGTTACGTTCGAATGAACGGACTGACGATCGGCAACGGGTCATCCGGCGCAACCGAGCTTGCATCGTCGTCGGCTCTATCGCTCTACACCTACATTTACAACACCTACAGCAATACGCGATGCCCGGTGACGGGTGGCCGTAGCGGCAACCCAACAACCGACTTCAACAACGGTAAAGCAATCCAGTTGCTCGATATGCGAGGCCGGGGACCGTTCGGCGTCGATGATATGGGCAATTCGCTAGCCGGGCGCATTCTCAACTCGAATGTTATCAGTTCCGGAGATTCCGCTTCCTCTGCGGCCGGAACTGGCGGCGAGTCCAATCATACTCTGACCATCGGCGAAATGCCGTCGCACAATCACACAACCACGGAGAATCCGCACAATCATAATCTTGATATAAACGGCGGCACGCAATCGACTACCGTATCGGTAGGGGAGCCGACCGGGCAGTCGCCAAATTCTGCCGGCGTTGCTCAGTGTCAATCTGCGAATTTGACCATTCATTCCGCGGTTACCGGCCTAACAATCAACAACAACGGCGGCGGCGCAGCTCACAATACGATGCCGCCATTCATGCTCGGTACTTGGTACTGGAAGCTTTAATCAATTCATCGCCAACAAGGACTCATTGAAATGCTTGACCATGTTTCCCGTGGTACGTTGGATTTTGCGGCTCGCACCGGGCTCGCTTCGAGCGTGGCGCACGCCGTCTTTCCCGAGACCCGTTACGCTGTGTTGTGCCGAGGCAAGGATGGCGCAATCAAATGGCGCGAAGAATGCCACAATCGCGTGGTGAACGCCGGCTTGAATCGATTGCTTGCCGGCGCTTTCACGACTGGCGCCGTGGTCAACGCGCTCACCAACGAAGTATTTGGCAGCGGTAACGGCTCTACCACTTCGTTCAATCACACGCTCGCTGATATTTCGTCCGGCATCGGAGCCGCAAAGGCGGTCAAGCCTGGAACGTTCAGCGTAGTTACCGGCGCGGTGACCGGCACTGACAACGGAGCCGGTTCAATCACTGGCACCGGGATCGCTGCCGGGTCTACCATCAATTATCAGACGGGCGCTTGTACGGTCAATTTTTCGGCGGCTCCGGCCAATGCGGCGAACAACATCACTTGTAGCTATACGACGGTTGCGACCCCGGCTTGGTACATCGGCCTTGTTGGCCCGGCCGTAACCGATGGCGCCATGGCTTCCGGCAATGCGACGCTGACGTGCGCCACGTCAACGCCGTTCAACTCGGTCGACGTTGGCCGGGCAATCATCGTTCGCGGTGCTGGCGCGAGCGGTGCCGATCTTGTAACGACAATTTCGACTTTTACCGACACCGGGCATGTTGTCTTGGCGGCGACCGCCAGCACTACGGTAAGCAGTGCTGGAGTGCTTTGGGAAGCTCGCCCGACCGACACCATGGCTTCGCATTCGCCATGGACCGAAAACGCGGCTTATTCCGGCACCAACCGCCAGGCGTTGACTCTCGGTTCAATCACTAACCCGTCGAATAACGCGAGCGTCGACAACTCGGCTTCGGTCGCTTCGTTCACGATGAACACGAATAACACGCTTATAGGCGGTGTGTTCTTGAGCGACACGCAGTCGAATTCACCGGGCAATACCGGCTTGCTGTACGGCATGGCTCCGTTCTCAACCAACGGCTTCCGGCAGGTCAATAACGGCGACTTGATTCAGGTCACCGCAACTCTTACGGCCGCGAGCGCGTAACATGCGAATTGCGCGCCCGCGCGGGACAGTCAAGTGCATAGCATTCCGGGCGTCGGCCGGTTTGGTCGGCGCTATGCTTGCGCTCGGCTGGCCCGTGCGGGCGCATCCTATTGAGCGCGATCAATACGTCGTACCGGCTGCGCATGTGTCAAATTCGCAGCTCAATGAACTTCTGCACCGTGAAGACTTCATTTTCATCGCTAGCGTTGCGTTTATAACGACGGTCGGAAGCGGTACTTACACAACTGATGCATCATGGAATACAAACAACAACAAAATAGAGTGCATCGGCGGTGGTGGTGGTGGTGGGGCTAATCAACAAGCTGATGCTACTTTCGGCGGCGGTGGTGGGGGCGGTGGTTACTCCAAAATATTGAATAGCGCAGCGGTCAGCGGCGCTCATTTGTCAGTAGGCGCGGCCGGAATTGGCGATAGCAACGACCCATCAACGTTTAGCGGCGGGGCAACATCCGGCGGCGCTACATGGTTCAACGGTACAACTCTTGCCGGCTCTGCAGTTGGGGCGAATGGTGGCCATTGGGGCGATTCTGGCGGATTTGACGGCGCGGGAGGAACCGGCGGCGCCACATCTGGCGCTACTGGCACCACAAAG